TAGAAGATAAGTTTAGTTGGAGGGTTATTTCTGTAGAAATTGATAAAGATATGGTCGAACTGTTCAATACAGTTCGACACAATAAGTGCGATTATGCAGATGGAACTGTCTTTGACTTTCTAAAAAAACTTGATGGTCGTAGATGGAAAGATAAAACTATTGATTATCTTTCTCTTGATTGCGAACCCGCAATGACAACATATAAAATTCTTACAAAAATTCCTTTTAGCGAATACAAAGTTTCTGTCATTACATACGAAACCGATGTATATAAAGATGGTCCTCAAGCAAGAGAATTATCTAGAGAATTTTTGATCAATAAAGGATTTCAATTGGTTGCATCTAATGTATGTAATGGTGGCAATCCATATGAGGATTGGTATGTTGATCCAAAAATTATTCCATCAAAAATCTGGATACCATTTGTTTCTGAAGGTGCTGAAGCAAGAGAACTATTTGTATGTCAGTAAAAATTTCTCATTGGTATGGAAGACTTGGTAATAACATCCAACAATGTGCTGTTGGATGTATGGTTGCTGAGCTACTATTAGGACAATTTGAAAGTATTGATCATGAAATTATTTCTAAATTTTTCAAACCATTTGGATACAATAAAGAAGATATTTCTTCAAAATTTTTTTATTGGGAAGGTCCTTATAAAGAAGTAAACATTCCAGTTGAACATATCTATCGCAACATGCGTAGGATTTGTAAGGAATATATTGCACCACATCTAAAAGTTCCAATTAGATCTTCTATTCCTGACGATACTATTGTTATTCATATTAGGAGTGGAGATATCTTTGATCAAGTTCATCCTAACGGTCATCAGTATACACCTAATCCTCTTGATTTTTATAACAAATTGCTTTCCAATTTTGAAAAGGTGATTGTTGTCACAGAACCTGATGCAAACAATCCCATTGTTGAAATTCTCAGGCAAAACCCAAAAGTAACTGTACAATCTTCTTCTGTTGCTGAAGACTTTGCAACTCTAATGGCAGCAAAAAACTTAGCAAATTCTGGTGTTGGTACGTTTTGTGTTGCGGCTGCATTATGTAGCAGTAACATTCAAAATTTTTATTGTACAGATTTGATGTTGACAGAACATCTAAACTATAGTATGCTTATCAATACAGATGTAAACGTTCATCAGTTGAAATTGAATAATTATCTGCAAGTTGGTGAATGGACAAATACTGAAGAGCAAAGAAATTTTATTCTTGAATATGTTTTATGAAGATATTTGACACATTCACTTTTTATAATGAACTAGATCTACTAGAACTCAGAATGAATATCCTTGAAGATGTGGTAGATTATTTTGTCATCAATGAAGCCACAATTACATTTACTGGAAAGAAAAAATCATTATACTTTGCAGAAAATAAAGATCGCTTCAAAAAATGGGAAGATAAAATTATTCACCATGTTACAGTTGATGATAATGAAACCCTAGAAAAGTATTGGAATTGTGTTCCATATCATCGGAGCATGATCGAAGATGATATCTATAAATTGCCAATTCATTATCAACGGGCTTGTTTTCATAAAGATAGTGCGATCTATGCTCTACTAGATCATGCACAAGATGACGATATTATTCTAACTAGTGATGCTGATGAGATTGCCAATCCAGAAGCAATCAAAGTAATTGATGAATGGTTTGAACCAAACAATCATTATGTGCTCAAAGGTCCAGTATACTATTACTATTTGAATTTGTTGTGTGAGAAAGACTGGATGGGAACAAGAGTTTCTACCATGAAGATGTTGAAAAGTATGAGTGTAGATAAACTCAGACAATCACATCAAGATGCATGGAAAGTAGAAAATGGATCTTGGCATTGGAGTTTCTTTGGTGATGCTGATACTGTTCGTGCTAAAATGGATGCGTATGAACATCAAGAAAACAATCTTCCAGAATTTAGGGAAAGTATGGAAGAACGTATTGAAAATGGAGTTGATCCTTTTGGAAGAGACTATCTATACTCTCCGCAAGTTGTCCCTATTGATGATACTTTTCCAGAGTACATCATTCAAAACCAAGATAAGTTAGCAAAGTTTATCAAGTGAACATTATTGAAGGCGTAGCAGTTTCTAATCACTGCGATTATTCTTTTGGAGATCAATCTGGGTGCATTGGACGTGTACCTGGATCGTTCATGAAGCAAGCAGATCCATCTAATCAGGAGTTTTCTGATCTTGTAAATGGTAAAGAATGGATGTCAGTTTTTATTGATAACATCCGTCTTTATAATCGAGAAATCAAATGCACTAATGATGATGATCAAAAGTGGGTTGATGCTTTACTCGAAACTAACAACATGTTAGAAACATGTGCAGCGTTTCCTGAAACCAAATTTATTATCTTTACCAATCTGGAAGATACCCCGATCAATGATGACATTCATGATCTAATTCCCGATAATGTAAAGGCAATTTATGGTGTCAATGCTGTTGGATTTGGTGGTAAGATACATCCATTTCCATATGGTGTTCAGCGTATTATTCACCCTTCCGATAATCGCATCGCAATTCTACATGATGCAATGGGGAGGTATATAAAACCATCTAAGTTGCTTTATATCAATCATGCAGAGCATACAAACATTAGTGAGCGTGGTAATATTAGGGAAAAATTTGCAAATCTAAAGTACGCCACCGTGGACACTAGGGTTCCTTATGACCACTATTGTGGACAAATTCAAAATCATAAGTTTATGATTTGCCCTCAGGGTAATGGCGTTGATTGTCATAGAAATTGGGAAGTTTTATATCTCAAAAGAGTTCCTATTATGAAGAGAACTTCATACCTACAAGAATTGTATAAAGATTATCCTGTTCTTTGGGTAGATGACTATGCTGAGATTACGAAGACGTTGCTGACAAACAATGAATATCTTTACGATCAAGCTAGAAATCTAGACAATAATCTGCTAGACTTATATTCCGTATTCAATCGAGCTGTGAAACGTGCTAAAAATTCCTGACGTAACTTTATTGATGTTGGCAGACATTGATATCCCAGATGCGGTGTATGCTGTCAATAAATCTTGTGAAGAAATTGAATGGGGTGCTGTAAAGTTTCTTGGTAGCAAGGGTAAACCAGAAGGACTTTGTAATCAAGCAACTTATGAAGTGACTTATCCAATTCAAAGTATCAATGATTTCAATTTCTACTGCATTTATAATCTAGGTAATCACGTAGATACATCTCATTCATTACTCATTCACCCAGATGGATATGTCATTCGCCCTTGGTTGTGGGATAATGATTGGCTTCAATATGATTATATCGGAGCACCGTGGAGAGATGATCCAAATGCATACTTAGATCCATGGGGTAGAAATCAACGTGTTGGTAATGGTGGGTTTTCCTTGAGAAGTAAGAAACTTCTAGATGTTCCAAAACATGTAGAAGTACCATGGGAAGTCAACGTAGGAGATTTTTATAAGCACATGAATGCTGGTCTATATAATGAAGACGGCAATATTTGTGTTCATAATAGACATATTTTTGAAGCACAGGGGTGCAAATTTGCACCCGTAGAAGTTGCATCTAAATTTTCCAGAGAAGAAACCTTGCCTGATAGCGAGAAAGAAACCTTTGGATTTCATTATCATTTTCAAGAGATCAGATGAAGGCAAACATATATCCACTATGGTGGAACCCTTGGGGAGAAAAGGGACTTGATTTAGGCGATCATAAAGTTAGTATTTCAATTGATAATTTATCTTTTGATCAAGATGCTGACTATAGAATTTTATTTCTTGCAGAACCTTATGCAATTGCACCAACTGTCAATGAAGGTGCTCTAAGAAATGCTAATTCTTTTGATAAAATCTATACATTTGGACAAGCAATTTTAGACAAATATAAAACTGCAGAATTGTTTCCTTGGGGATCTTCGTGGTTGGACTTCAAAGATCTCAAAGTCAACAAAAAACCACACATTACATTTGTAACTAGCAGCAAAAGTCAAGCACCAGGGCATGAACTAAGATTAGCAATTCATGAAGCACTTGCCGATCTTGATGAAGTCAATGGATTAGAAATCTATCAACACAAATCTCCACCATTCCACGAAAGGAGAAATGACTTTTTTGAAACTGCAATGTTTCATATTGCAGCAGAAAATTCCCAACAAAAAAATTACTTCACTGAAAAAATTATTGACTGCTTCGCTAGTAAAACTATTCCTATCTACTACGGATGCCCTAATATTGGCGACTGGTTCAATATGGATGGGATTATTACTTTCAACGATATCAAAGATTTAGAACATATCTTTGACTATATTGATGAAGATTACTATAATAGTAGACAAGAAGCAATCGAAGAAAATTATGAGATTGCTAAACAGTTTCATGGCGTCAATGATGTTGTACCCAGACTGTCAAGAAAAATTATTCAAGATGTGAAAACCAATGCCACTCAACGGATCTAATCAAACAAATTATATTCAAAAGGATTATGAATTCCTTCGTGTTAGACCAGAAGGAATGAAAGATCTAAAGAAAAACTATTCACAAGTTTGGCAAGATATCTTTGCTCTTGTTGTGAACAATGCTAAGCAAGAGGGAACCTTCATTGAAGTTGGTGGAGCTCAACCTTTTGTTGGGAATAATACTTGGTTGCTTGAAGAGCAATACAATTGGCAGGGGTTTTCAATTGAACTAGACGAAGACCTTTCTTCCATGTGGAATGGTAATCGTTCACTGACACCGATGTTCAAAGCAGATGCTGTTACTTTTGATTATGTTTCCAAGGTAGATGAACTTGGATTGCCCCGTCATATGGATTATCTTTCATTTGATCTTGAACCACCTGCGATTACATTGGAAGCACTGAAAGCATTTCCTTTAGACCAACTATCTTTCAATGCTATTACATACGAGCATGATGCTTATCGTCAATGGGGTCCGATCTATGAACATCGTGAAGTCTTTGCCAAGCATGAGTATGATCTGGTTGGTGAAAATCTTCGTAATGGTGGATGCACAATGGAAGAATGGTTCATTCATGAAAGTGTAGATAAAGAAATTCGTGATGCATTGCGTCATGGAAATTGTGAAGCATATCAACTTCTGTTAGATCTATGAGAGTAAGTTTTTGTATTCCGTGCTACGAAAGTCACGGCAAAGCTAAGCAGTATCTGTTTGAAATTTTTTATGCACTAAGTCAACAGACGTGTAAGGATTTCAACGTTTGGGTTTCTGATCAAAGTCAAACTAATAATGACGTATTGGAAGCTTGTCAAGAGTATGCAGATTTATTTGAGATCAATTATTTTAAAAATAATAATTCACTAGGAAACATATCTACAAATACAAATTGTGCCTTGGGACATGCTGATGGAGAAATCCTAAAAATTATGTTTCAGGATGATTTTATCTTGACTAAAAATTTAGTAGAAGAGCTTGACAAAGCATTCCAAAATGATGTATTATGGGCAGTAACTGGGTTTGCACATACTATTGATAATGGGCATACACATTACAATCCCAAATTACCAGAATACAATGATCGTTTATTAGAAGGAGTAAACACTTTAAGTTCACCTTCTATTCTCGCTATGCGAAATGGTCTCAACGAATTTTTCGATGAGAAACTTACCATGCTTATGGATTGTGATATGTATTATCGTCTCTATAAATATCACGGTGAACCTGCGGTTTTAACTGATTATCACATTTCTAATAGAGAACATAAAAACCAAACCCAAAGATTGCAAGAGCATCTTTTACCATCTGAAATTGAGTATTTGAAGGAAAAGTATAAATGATTGGATTTAATCATCTAGGTCGTCATGGTCGTCTGGGTAACCAGATGTTTCAATATGCAGGACTTCGTGGAATTGCCGCCCATCGAGGATTTGATTTCGCTATTCCACCAAGCGATTTTAAAGATCCTTGGACAGATCATCAATTGTTTGAAGCATTTAAATTAACTGGTCTTACAAATATTGCTGTTGTACCTGGACCTTACGTGCAGGAAGCATCATTCAAATTTGATGAAAATCTATTTAATAATATGCCTGATGGGCATAATGTTTATGGGTATCTTCAAACTACAAAATATTTTTCTCATATTGATAATGAAATTCGTGAAGATTTTCAATTTAAGAATGATATCTATGGACCATGTAAAGAGTTAATTGATAGTGTAGAAGCACCAATTGCCTTACATGTTCGTCGTGGAGATTATCTTGTAAATTCTGACAATCATCCACCATGTCCTAAAGAATATTATGATGAAGCACTATCCAGATTTGATAGTACTCGTAATGTTATTGTCTTTTCTGATGATCCTGAATGGTGTGGGACTGTATTTACTGATGACAGGTTTTTAATTTCTGAGGGTGGAGATAATTTAGCTGATTTATGCATGATGACCTTGTGTGCAGACTTTATTATCGCCAATTCATCGTTCTCCTGGTGGGGATCCTGGTTATGTGGTAATGAAAATAAACGCATTATTGTACCTAAGAAATGGTTTGGTACAGGATATACTGCAGCACATGATACATCTGATCTATATTGCGATAATTGGGAGATAATCTGATGGAAGAACATGAAGTTTTAGAACAAGAATATATTTCACTCAAAGAAGCAACATTTATTATTCCGTTACGGATTGAGACTGAAGATAGGATGCGTAATATTATTACGACACTAGTATATCTTCTTCGCAATTTTGACACTAGTGTCATAGTAAAAGAATTTGATAGTGTATCTACATTTGAAAGATCTGTTCTTCCTCAAATTCAACAAGCGTTGACTGAAGATCAATTAAAAAATCTTGTTCATATTTTTGAGGAAACTGATCAATACATTTTCCATAGAACAAGACTGCTTAATGATATGACACTAATGGCTAAAACGCCAGTAGTCATTAACTATGATAGTGACATTATTCTTCCAAAGCATGTCTATCGACAAGCAGTAGATTTGATCTTGAATGGATATTTAAATCCAGAATTTCCTGATGCAAAACCAGAACCTATCAAAGTAGTTTATCCTTATGGGTATGGTGATTATCAGCGTCAGGTATTTTTCAATGATGAACAAGCAACTAATTTTATCAATTCTAACTTTAATTTCTTAGCATTAACTGATACAAAAGTATGGGATGCTAAGTATGGGTTCTGTCAGTTCTTTGACCGCGAAGAATATATTCGTTTGGGTATGGAAAATGAGAACTTCATATCATATGGATATGAAGATGATGAACGTTATCTTCGCTTCAATCAACTATCTCATGTTGCAAGAATTGATGATGCAGTTTATCACTTAGAGCATAAGAGAACTTCTAATTCATGGTTTAATAACCCACACATTGAGGAGAATAGAAAACTATTTGAATATTTGTCACGCATGTCTCCTGATAAAATTTTAGAATATTATACTAATCAAACTTACATGGCAAATCGCGGTATCATTCACGGGAAGAAGATTGGTGGATAAGAACAAATCAGCATATAAACTGAAGGGATTTCCTAAATGTCTGTGGATTAATCTAGATAGATATCCCGAACGTCGAAAATATATGGAAGATCAATTTTCTTATTGGGAGATTGAAGATCATTATCGTATTGTTGCCATTGATGGCAAGGAGGATGATCCTACATCTTATTTGAAAGGAACCATTCCACATAATATGAATCAGGGTGAGATTGCTTGTGTTCTTTCTCATCTAAGTGCAATTAAATATTTTCTATATGAAACAGATCTTCCTGAA